GTAAGCGGCTGTTCCGATCCGTCGGATTCGTTAGACAGATTCTTGAGACAGTTGGAGTACCGGCACGACCCGCAAACAAAGAAGAAAGACTAACGCCTCATTATTTTCCTGATGAGTGTGTGTCAGAGGACTTCAATCATGGGGAAGTAGCGTGGTCATCAACGTATCATAGTACAGTAATAGTTAAAGAACGACTGACTCCAGAGTTCCTTGAAAGTAAAAAGGGCATGACCGTGGTAGACTATGAGTCTAAGTATGGCTGTCCATGTTACGCAATTTATATAGTACAAGATGTAGACAGTGAGGATACCTTCTTTTCTAGCGTACAGGCAGGCGGTTTTAGTGCGTATGCTCCCGCGTATGAGCTAGGCAAGCTACTACATTTAGAAAAGTATGGTGTAAACTTGCAGAGGTTATGAAAAATATTTCTTGACGTGGAGCTTAAAATCCCATATAATAGTCTTTCAAATTTAGAGAGGAAGCCATGGGCGACCGATTTTACAATCAGCAACTTAAAACTCTGGGCAATTGTCCAGGTAATAAAAACCCTAACAAGAGGACACGAAAAGTGGCTTGGGATGACGATAAAAAAGCAGAAGCAGTAACTCTATACGAAGCAGCATCACCTACTCCAGAAACATCTATGGAGATCGTAAAAGACATTGCAGAAGAACTAGACGAATCACCAAATGGTGTTCGTATGATTTTAACAAAGGCTGGCGTCTACGTTAAAAAGACCCCCGCAGCAAAAGCAGCATCAACAGGCTCTACTGGAGGCACTCGTGTTTCTAAAGTAGCAGCGCAAGAAGCTCTTACTGCCGCGATCACTGATGCAGGTAAAGCAGTTGACGAAGAGATTATCTCTAAGTTGACAGGCAAAGCAGCACAGTACTTTACTACTCTTCTTTCAAACGAAGAGTAATAGAACAAAAACCTCACTAGGTTCGCCTAGTGGGGCTTTTTTGCATCTACTATAAACCACCTCTGAGTAAGTACATAGTAATAATGATTGCTAAACTACTACCAGAAGGAAACTATAGTGAAAAAGCAAGAACTGGCACAGTTAGTGCATGATTATGGAGACGCTATCATTACCTATCGTAGTGAGCACTCCAGAAAGTTAAAATACAATGTTTGTACTCTCGACTTCTCTACGCCCTATATACAGAAGAAAAAGAATCGCGCTTCAGAAACAGATGACACTCTTCTGTTCTTTTGCTGGGATACTGATTCGTACCGTTTATTAAAGCCCGGAAGTGTATCTAGTGTAGTACCTCTCTCGTCTATCTTGAAAAACGATAGGAGACCGTAATGGACTTGCACGAGGCTCCTGAAGCCTACTCCCGTGTAATACATTACGATTCTCTCAAGGAAGTTCAAGTTAGACTAACCATCAATACCTTTCGTGGCATAGAGTATTTGCATTTGCGTAAATACTATATGGACTTCGATGAAGAATGGAAACCTACGCCTGAAGGTGTAGCAATGCCACTTGATCTTAGTAACTCACGCGAGATGTTTATGGGTTTGGTAGAGATACTATCACTAGCAGAGTCAAAAGAAATGGTTGAGGAACATTTTTCAGATTTAATTAAGGATCTGTATAAATAGTTCTTGACTCTTATCTTAAAACTGCGTATAATAAACTTTCTTATTTAGGGAAATAATATGCGAGAGTTTTTAGATCGGGCAAGTAAGTTATACTACGAAGGTACTCCTCTTCTTTCAGATGCGGAGTTTGACTTCCTAGCAACTAAACATAACTACACGACAGTTGGGTATGAGGTTACTGATGCAGTGCCACATACATACCAAATGTATTCGTTGCAGAAGTGTTTTGACATTACTAAAGCTCCGATTAACATTCTTGAATGCATAGTATCCCCTAAACTAGATGGAGCAGCAGTATCTATTCTATATGTCAACGGTGAGTTAGCGTTAGCGTTAACACGCGGTGACGGCATACATGGTAGAGACATCACTGATAAGATGAAGCATTTAGTACCTAATACTATTAAGTACTCAGGTGTTGTTCAGATTACCGGTGAAGTTGTTGCTCCTAGTAGTGTTACAAACTCTCGTAACTTTGCTTCGGGATCTCTCGGACTTAAAGGACTCAAGGGTCTTGAAGAGTTCATACAACGGCCCTTGGTCTTTGTAGCCTATGATAGTAGTAATCTTTATGATAGCTACTCTGAGGAGATGAACTGGCTTCGTCATGGTTGTGGCTTTAATGTTGTAACCTTGTTCGATTGTACTAGATATCCTACGGATGGTACAGTATACAAGTTATGGGACGGCAACAAGTTTAGAGACTTGGGCCACACTGCTAAACATCCTCGCGGTGCGTTTGCTCTTAAAGAACAAGCCACTGGCGTGGAGACTACTCTCCTAGATGTCGTATGGCAGATAGGCAAGAGTGGGGTTGTAAGTCCTGTAGCAATCCTATCCCCGATTACGATTGGTGATGCGGTTGTTGCTAGGGCTACACTACACAACATTGAGTATATACGCGACCTCAACCTTGAGATAGGTTGTAGTGTGGAAGTAATACGCTCAGGAGAGATCATACCTCGTGTCGTAAGACGCATAGATTGATTGCTACCTTCGCAAAAATAGTTCTTGACTACAAACCCAAAGTTCCGTATAATACATATTCAATTTGAGAGGAAACTAAATGACCACAATCGAAGCCCCAACAAACTGCCCCTCGTGTAGTTCGGTGTTAGAAGTAGTCAATCAACTCTTATATTGTAGAAACGCATCCTGTGGAACAAAGATATCGAAGCTCATGGAGCATTTCGCTAGTACCCTCAAGATCAAAGGTCTTGGCCCAGTAGCAGTACAAAAACTAGATATTCAGTCTCTTGATGAGCTGTACCGTTTAGACTTAGATGACTGCTGTGAAGGTCTTGGCTCCTTGAAGCTAGGCGAGAAGTTGTATGCTGAGATTCAGCGTTCCACTGGTGCACCTCTAAATGTGCTATTACCAGCTTTTAGTATTCCACTAATAGGCAAAACAGCATCAGCAAAATTATCAAAAGTTTGTACAGATATTGAGGAAATAGACTACGATACTTGTAAAGAGGCTGGCCTAGGTGAGAAGTCTACAGCCAACCTATTAGCATGGCTAGACGAAGAGTTCTACCTGCTAGGTAATCTACCATTTAGTTTCAAGTTTGACGCTCCTAGTAGCAAGCCTACAGCTCTGGGTACAGTATGTATCACAGGTAAGCTGGTTAGTTATAAAACTAAGGCTTTGGCTCACGCGGCACTTGAAGAAGTTGGATATGGTCACAAGTCTAGCTTAACAAAGGATGTAACAATCCTAGTAAACGAAAGCGGAATAGAGTCCGCAAAAACCAAGAAGGCCAGAGATGCTGGCGTTCAAATTGTAACTAACCTTTTAGAATTCATTGGAGAATAAAAATATGTCCTTACCTAAGTGGACTGATGAGCGTACAGCTCAACTAACCGATTTTGTCGGTGGCGAAAGCCCAATTACACAAGCTACTGTTGCAGAAGCAGCTGACCAGCTTGAAACCTCTACTCGTTCTATCTCTAGCAAACTGCGAAAGATGGGCTTTGATGTAGAATTAGCTTCAGCCGGTGCTACCCGTGCCTTTACTGATGCTCAAGAAGCTACTCTAGCTGCATTCGTTGCAGACAACAGTGGTGAATATACTTATGCTGAGATCGCTGGTCATTTTGAAGATGGTCACTTTTCTGCTAAGTCAATCCAAGGCAAGATTTTGTCTATGGAACTAACCGGCCATGTAAAGCCTGCTCCTAAAGTCGAAGCTGTACGCACGTATAGCCCAGAAGAAGAAGTAACTTTTGTTGGTATGGTTCAAGACGGTGCATTTGTTGAAGCTATTGCTGATGCTCTTGATCGTTCTGTCAACTCAGTACGTGGTAAAGCTCTTAGCTTGCTTCGCTCTGGTGACATTGACGCTATCCCCCGTCAGGAAACTACCAAAGGCGCTTCTAAAGAAGATCCATTGGCCTCACTTTCTGATATCGGTGGCATGACTGTTGAAGCAATTGCTGAGTCAATTGGTAAAACTGCTCGTGGCGTTAAGACTATGCTAACTCGTCGTGGCATTTCAGCCGCTGACTATGATGGCGCGGCCAAGTCTGCTAAAGCAGCTGGCTAATAACTATCTAGTATAGTTTCAACGAGCAGGCTCTTCGGGGTCTGCTCACTTTTTCAGGTAATGATTTCGGGAGAATCTCATTGAATATTGCAAGTGCGCTTATAAAGCAAGTGCTGACCGTCCAAGACTTTGAGACTTGGTCTGTTACTCACAAGCATTATATGCCAGCAGAGTACCATAGCCTCTACGGGGTTATTGAAAAGCATTGCGAGACATTTCATAAGATGCCCTCGATTGAAGACCTGAAACTTGAGATCCGTGATTCAGATACTAGAGATAAATTATATGCTGTTGAGGCCGTTCAGGTCGATTCAGAACCATATATGCTTCTCGAATATCTGAAGAACGAGTATACTCAAAAACAAATTCTGGATTCATTGGAAGATTTCATTGATAACTCTGTTGCGTTTGAGGATGCACAAGAGTCTGTCGATCACCTACATCAAATTGTCTTAGACATAGAAGGTAGAGTTGATTTGGAAGATCCACAAGAAAGTATGCAACGTATTGACTTGTTTGAACCAGAAGAAGATATAGCTAAGTACATACCTCTCGGACTTAATGCCGAGTATGACCACTCAGTACAATTTTCTCCCAAGGATCTTGTAATGGTTGGTGGTAAGCGTGGAGCTGGTAAGTCGGTTATATGTGCAAACATTGCTAACAGTGTTATCGCTTCTGGTAAATCTGCTATGTATTTCACTATTGAGATGGATAGCAGAGATATCATACAGCGGTGCTGTTCAATCGCCACTGGTGTTCCCTTCTCTCGTCTGCGTACTAAGAATCTTAGTATTGTTGAATGGGATAAGGTAGCTACCTGGTGGTCTGAACGCTTCGTGTTGGGGCAAGACCGTTTGAAAGAATATAAACAACATCGTGATTTTAGTAAGTTTCATACTAGACTTAAAGAAGGTGAGCTCCTCCCGACTCAGCAACTTGACGTTATCTATGAACCTTCTTTGACCCTTGCTAAGATTCGTGCCGAGCTTGATAAAAAAGTTCGTCCGTTGAACGTAGGTATCATTATTGTTGACTATATAAACCAAGTAAAGCGGTCGAGTCTTCCCAATAGAGGTGGTCAGTATGACTGGACTGAGCAGATAGAAGTTAGTAAAGCCCTCAAAGAAATGGCACAAGAGTACAACTGTACTGTTATGACACCATATCAAACAGACGCAAGTGGAGAAGCACGTTTCGCAAAAGGCATCCTAGATGCTGCTGATGCGGCCTATACGTTAGAAACATGGGATCATGAGGATGCTTGTATCACTCTGAACTGTGTGAAGATGCGTAGAGGAGGCATGGATTCGTTCACCTCAACTGTGGACTGGGATACTCTAAAAATCGGTCCCGAGTCCGCCTTGACGCCTCAAGAGAAAGACGATTCATCCCATAAAACGGGCGAAGACGTCCACGATCTTTAAAATAGTTCTTGACAAGTAAGCCAAAGTTCAGTATAATAGTTCTTCGTAAACAGAGGAGCGCATATGGCACACACGTTTGGCAGTTTAAGATTCACAACCTCAGGTCGTAGGCGGAAAGCCTTGCCTAAGCCTCGTAAGTATACACCTAAGTTTCAAGCATTGGAAGACTCAGATACCTATCGTAGAGATACAGTAGAGTATAAGTCTGCTAGTGCTATGGGCGGAGATTGCGAAGCCCCAGACCGTTCATATACAGAAGGTTCCAAATTTACAATAGCCCCTGCTTATAACAAGGGCGCATACCAAGTAATTAGTGCAGATAACATAAAGGATATCGGTCGGTGACAGTAGAAGAACTACTAAAGCAACGTGACATTTATTTCATACCGAAAGGAGCAGATTACCTAGTAAGCTGCTTTAATCCTGAGCACGCAGATAGAAATCCTAGTATGAGGATTGATAACATCACAGGCATATACCAGTGTTTTTCCTGTGAGTACAAAGGCAACGTCTTTTCGCACTTTGGGGAAAAGGCAAATCAACTACAACTCAGACGAGAACTTTTAAAGAAAAAAATTAAAGATAAGAGGTCAGAGTCGGTTGGTTTGTCTTTTCCCAAGGGTGCAGTACCCTACGTTGGAGACTGGCGTGATATTAAGCCAGCTACTTATAAGAGGTTCGAGGCATTTCAACAGCACGATGCAAACTTCATAGGTAGAATAAACTTCCCTATCAGGGATATATCAGGTAGAATAGTAGCCTTTAATGGGCGTCACACTACAGGCGGTACGCCCAAGTATATGATCTCGCCTGCGGGTGCGAAGATGCCTTTATTCCCTATAGTAGTACCAATACAAGGTAAAGTTATCCTAGTAGAAGGTATATACGATATGGTAAATTTACAAGACAAAGGGCTAACTAATGCAGTTTGTACCTTTGGTACTAAGAATATCAATGAAGATAAACTACGGATGCTCTCCATTCAAGGAGTAGATAGTATAGATGTTTTCTTTGACGGAGATGATGCAGGACAACACGCAGCAGAGCGTGTAAAGGAGATGTGTGAGCAAGTAGGCTTAGCACATCGAAACATATGCCTCAAGGATACAGATCCTGGAGCCTTAAATCAAAAAGCAGTTAACACTTTAAAGAGAAAATTATATGGCTAAGGTTGCCCTAATAGAAACCAAACCGAGTAGAACCAATTTTAAGTCAGAGTTTGATGAGTCATTTGAGTTTGACCAGTATCAGCTTTGCTCTGACCCCAACCTAAAGAAAGTACTAAAACGAGACTGTGACATCGAAATTGATGTTGACGCATACGACTGGATTATTCTAGTAGGTAGTGACGCACTCAAGTACTTTACTAAGACTAATTCCGTAACAGAGTACTCTGGTAAGAAAGTAGAAGAGAAGTACTTACCTGTTATCAACCCTGCAATGCTTGCATTTAAGCCAGAAGCTCAACGTACCTGGGACGACTCTAAGCAGAGTATTATAGAGTATATCACCGGTGATAAACAAGACACGGTAATTACTACATATAACGCTTGGGGTATTCAAGACACGGCAGAAGCCAATGCTTTCTTTCAAGCGGCTATTGACGCACCCCTCCCTTATGTTGCACTTGACTCCGAAACAACAGCCTTATGGCCTAGAAATGGTCACGTATTAGGGCTGAGCTTATCTTACGAAGCAGATCGTGGTGCTTACATAGATACAGAGTGCTTAGACGAAGAATCAGAGCGGTTACTACAAGAGCTGTTTGATAAAAAGATAGTAGTATTTCATAATGCTAAGTTTGACTTGGCATTCTTCGAGTACCATTTCAACTTTAACTTTCCTCGATTCGAGGATACTATGCTACTTCATTATCTTATTGATGAGAATCCAGGCACACATGGCCTGAAACAGCTATCCATGAAGTATACAATCTATGGCGACTATGAGAAGCCTATGTATGATTGGATTGATAAGTATCGTAAAGAACATGGCATCCTCAAGGCTGACTTTAACTGGGGCGATATTCCTTTTGATATTATGAAACTATACGCAGGTATGGATGCTGCGTGTACTTTCTTGCTCTATGAGAAGTTTGTAAAAATTAAACAAAACAAACGCTTGTGTAGTGTGTATGAGAATATACTTATACCAGGCTGTAGGTTCTTGACAGATGTTCAAGACAACGGTGTACCCTTTGATGTAGGCCGCTTAACTAAGTCTCAGACTCTAATGCAAAAAGAGATTGATGAGGCCATAGCAAAACTTTATGAAAACGAAGGTATTGCTAAATTTGAGGCAATTAATGGAAAACACTTTAATCCTAATAGTACTGTGCAGCTTCGTAGCCTTTTGTTTGATTTCTTGGGCCTCCATCCTACTGGAAAGAAGACTGGCACGGGCGCAAATAGCACAGATGCAGAGGTTCTTGAGGAGCTGGCGCAGCAGTCCGACATCCCCAGACTTATCCTTGCTATTAGACAGAAATCAAAAATTAAAAATACTTATTTGGACAAAATCATACCTCAGCTGGACAGAGATAGTAGGTTACGTACAGGTTTTAATCTACATAGTACAACTAGTGGGAGGCTTAGCTCTAGCGGGAAGCTTAATATGCAGCAACTTCCCAGGGATAATCCCATTGTAAAAGGCTGTATAAAAGCAGCCCCTGGCAATACTATTGTCGCAATGGATTTAACAACAGCAGAAGTATATGTTGCAGCTATCCTAGCAAAAGATAAAGCACTCATTGAAGTGTTCAAGGCGGGAGGTAACTTCCACTCAGCTATTGCTCATAAAGTGTTTAAACTACCTTGTGAGCTTAGTGAAGTAGCCGAACTATACGGTATGCAAAGACAGGCTGCTAAAGCTGTAACCTTTGGTATTATGTATGGTGCAGGTGCAAACAAGATTAGTGAACAGGTTACTAAAGATAGTGGTAAGCCTTTTACCAAGAATGAAGCTCAGGAAGTAATTGATGATTACTTTGCAGAGTTCCATAAACTAAAAGAATGGATCGAAGATAACAAAAAGTTTATTAAACAAAATGGCTTTATATATAGTTACTTCGGCAGGAAAAGGAGATTACCAAATGTCGCATCGACAGACTCGGGCATCCAAAGTCATAGTATTAGGTCTGGTCTTAATTTTCTGGTGCAGTCTGCTGCTTCTGATATTAACTTACTAGGTGCAATAGATATGAATGCTTGGATTAAGTCTAACAACAAGGGTGCACGTATCTTTGCTCTTGTACACGATTCAATCCTAGCAGAAGTACCAGATGCAGAAGTAGATGAGTATATGTTAAAACTTGCTTCTTTCGTTCAGATGGATAGGGGCCTCTCCATCCCCGGTGTTCCGGTCGGATGTGACTTTGAGATCATACACCAAGACTACTCCGGTGGTAAATTCGAGAAAATGTATGGGGCCTAAAGACGTATCACACTACCTTTACAGGGTAGACCTAGACTTGACGGG